TTCCATGCTCTGTTGTGCGGACAGCCCCGATCCTTGGAACAGCGCACCCATCTTGTTAGCGGTCGCAAGATATTCGCTTTGAGTCGCGCCCATCGTTCGATACGCTTCAGCCGCCGCCGTTTGAACCGCAAGAGCATATTCGCCAAAAACCGCTTCGGAGCCGCCGATATTCTGCTCCAGTTCCCCGAAAGCAACAACGGAATCTTTCACGAATCCGACAACCGCTTCACCGATGCCCTTCAGACCGTCAGCAAGACTCTTGACCGCGCCGAGAATCGCCGCGCTTGTCAGATTCGCTTTGAGCATTTCTCCGAAAGTTGATGTCTTACTTCCGGCATCCTCAAAGTCTCCACCGACTTCCTGCATCTGCTTGCCGAGTTCCTTGCCCTGTGCGATGATCTTTTTTATATCGTTATAGTAAGAGTCAACGCCGTCAACTTGGATTTTCGGGCCGATTGAATTGCCAGTAGCCATGTATCACCTCAACGCCAGTATTTCATCAAACGAAAGAGATTTTTTCTTCTCTTTCGCGTCTCCGTTATAAATCGCATAGCAGGACATCAAGTCCATGAATTCGCCGAATCTTGTATAGACAACCTCTCTGCGGTTCATATGGAAAAGATGATAGCCATAGAAAAGCAACCAAGGGAGCGTCAGTTTTCCTGCGCTCCCTCGTTTACGTTTTTTGATTCTGTCTCAATCTCCCCATGCGAATCCTGCACGAATGTCTGCATAATGGATGCGGTCAGTTCGTTCAGTTCCTTCGGAGTCAACAGCATGATTTCTTCATCGGTCAGCCGATCAGCTTTCCTGCCGTTCAGTTCTTCGATTCCGACATAACCGTCATTCATCAGCTTGATCAGCTTTGCAGAAACGGAAACCGTCTGCACATAGTCCCCTTCCAAGACTTCCGAAATTCGCGTGATGTCATTGTTCGGACACATTTTGGCAATTTCCACGGATGCGCCGATGGTCAGCGCAAACCCGATTTCTTTTCCATGAATAATCATACTGTTCCTCCTGCTCGATTGTTACAAAATGTTCAATGCCGTCTTGATCTTCGCTTCTGCCGCCGCTTCCGTGGCAACTCCTGCGCCGACCATCTTCCACACATGATTTTCCGAATCGTCACGCATCATGTTGAATTCAATCTCCTGCGTCTGCCAGTCGATTTCATCCTCTTGCGTTTCTGCTTCAAGATTCGGCATCTGTGCGCGACACTTGTTCAGAACGACAGGAACGTAGCTCGTTACGCCGTCCGACATATAACGGCACACAAAGCCGAGTCCGACATACGGAACCGTTGCGTCATCACCGTAGGAAGTGAATCCGTCAGAACCTGCCGCCGGCAGTCCGAAGAGCAACCGTTCAGCCGCATCGAGCAGACCGTCAACCGTCAGCGTCACCGTGCCGCCAGTAAACGCACCCGCGACAGATTCAGCCGCGATGTTATCGGCATAGAACACATTGTCATCTGCCGCCGTTTCGACTTCCATTGAAACGGAAACGCCCCTTGCAAGGATTTGTCCATTTGCATAGCTGACCGTGGTTCCGTCATTGGAATACACAGCCACATACGGCTTTGAAAAGCCAGTTAATACCCGACCGTTTGCCATGTTTTACTTCTCCTTCATGAGATTTTCGATGTCTGCATCAAATCTTGCTTTCATAGCCGCAAGACTTGACTGCTTTGATTTGTTGACCGCCTTGTAAATGAAGTTCGTTTTTTTCCTTCGGGAAGTGCCGGAATTGATAGCCGCCGCAATCATCGCGTTCGGCTGTCCATTCGGATATTTCTTCGTTCGGACACCGTTGTAGCCATCGAAACCGATCTTGACATAGTAAATGCCCTTCTTCGGATGCTTCATAAACGAATAGCCGAGTCCTTCGAGAAGGCCGTCCTTTTGCTTGTGGGAGATACCTCTAACAGGATCATACGGAAGTGCTATGATGGCCTGTCGAATTGCTTCACCGACAACCCCGACACCATCGTATAGCGCACGTTTCGCAACGCCATCTGACTTCGCGCCGAGTTTGCCGAGTTTTGCAACGTATTCGTCTACACCTTCAAAGTTGAAATGGAAAGTGCGTCCGCGCTTTTTAGCCATATAGACTTACCGTCCATTCGTAGTGAATGTAGCCAGTACCATCCTCAAACTGCACCGAGCGAAGGGAGAACGCACACACGCCGTCTAACGCCTGTTCAATCGTGTTCCGTGGAACAGGCGAAGAGACTCTTGTGAAGTAGTCCACAAAGCCATTCGTTCCGCGCTCTACATGATGCCCATCCGCAACGAAGTCCGCGCCGTTATCCAAGGACACAACGCCGTAGTCCCCTGTTGGTGCTTTGTCCCATGCCCACGCCGCAAACTGATAACCAATTTGTAAAAGTGCTTGCATCAGTTCATCCATTCAGCACCTCACAAGTCAGTTCGATTCCATCATCCGCAACATACGTTCTGATAACCCGATACCGCTTCCCTTTGTAGAGACATTCCTTCTCATCGTTGTAGTCCTCTGCAAGCGACAAAACAAAGACGATGGACGCATTCACGCCCACCGCCATTGCTTGATAGACTTCGTTTCTTGTAACAGAGCGAACCTCACAAAGTACCGTCCGAGTTTCTTCAATCGGTTCCTCGAACACGCCGTGAACGGATGGCGTTTCTAAAATCAGTTGAATCTCGTCATACCGTTTCATAAGCCGTACCCTGTCGCGGTTTGCATCTGCTTTTTCTGTTCGTCATATGAACGCTTCAGACGGTCATAGTCAGAAGGAGAACCGAAATTTATGCGCACGTATGTTTTGACCGCCTGTACCACAAGCGCATCATCGATCAGACTTTCCGCATCAACACCAGTAATGCCGATGTCTTTGATAGCCGCATCAATCAACGCTTGCAGTTCTGTATCATATGCATCCGTAGTGATGCGCAACGCCAGTTTTACTGCACTTAACATTTCGATTCTCCCTTTCGTTTACTTATTATGCCCCTTTAGCAAGCAGAGCGAACGCCTTGTCAGCGACAGGAGCAACCGCAACATACTCGCGCCCCACGATCTTGACCAAATCCTGCTCCGCAAGGGACAGATCGTCAAACTTCAGCGTGATTTCATCGCCGTTCGGGAAGTTCGCCTGTGCGCCGAAAGCGAAGTCACCGACAATCGCCCACACCTCGCCAGTCGAAGCCGCCGAGAACGCCTTCAGCGTGTTGTCGAAGTGAACCGCAAGACCCTCAAAAGGATCAACCGCATACTGTGCCGCATACTGCGCCGCTTTGAACGCCGCATAGGTCAGCTTGTTCATCACGATGACAGGAGCAGATGCTTCATCGGACAGATTGGCAATCGCTTCCGCGATGATGCCGAGAGACGGAGTGCCAGTAATCTTTGCCGCAGAAACGGAAGAAGCCGTTGCCGCCGCCGGAAGTGCCGCAATCTTGGCGATAAGCTGTGCCTGTGCCGCCTTTGCGATCTGATAGGTCACTTCGTCATAGATGTAGTACAGGAATTCTTCGCCGCCCATATCCATTGCTTCATCCGAAATCGTGATCCACTTCTTCAGCGACTCCGGCTTCAGTTCGGTCACGCCAAGCGTGAGAACCTCTTCATCGGGAGTGTCTGCGCCTTCGGCGTGAACCACAGCACCAGTTGCAGACCGTTCAAATCCGATCTTGACATTGCCGCGAATGTAGGTCTTGCGGACAAGCTCCATCAGACCATTTCTCTGCCATGCAGTACGGACACGTTCCTCAACGATGGTCGGAACAGGAACCGTTCCGGCAGGGGTAGCATTGGTGGACAAAAGGGAACGAACCTCTTCATCCTTGCCAGTCTTGATGTAGTTCGCAAATGCGTTGATGTAGTCCTTGGACGAACGGATTTCTTCAATAGTCATGTTTCTATTCTCCTCAATTTTTTCAATTTCTTTGCCGCCGCTGATAACATCGGCAACCTCTTTCTTGCGAGTTTCGATCAAAGCCGCTTTCCGCGCTTCCAGTTCGTCAACCTCGCCGTTCAGTTCATCGAGTTTCGCGTCATCAGCCGTTTCAAGTTCGGCCTTGATCGCGCTCATACGTTCCTCGATGGCTTCAATGGTTTCGTAATTATCCATTGTCTTTCTCCAATCTGTTTCGTAGTGCGGATCGTTTCTGCTCCAATGCTTCCCTCTTTTCGCGCTCCAGTCTCTCCGCTTTTAGCTTGGCAATCTCTCCGTCTGCCAAACTCCGAGCCGAAATTTCAGTTGCATCATTCGCCGGAATTGATACCGCCGAAACATCATATAGTTTCCCGATGTCGGTAATTCTCCGAGTCGAGATTTCTATACCGTTCTCCATGCGTCTATCCCACACATCCCCACGGACAGTAAAGCCGAAGGACATTTTGTTTGTATAGCCGCCTTTGATTTCCTCATACAGTTCTCTGCCGATGGCTGTGCCGCCAAGGTTCGCTTCGATCAGCAAACCGTGTTCATCAGCCGCAAGCGTCAGAGTTCCGTTTTTCGTCCGCGCGAACACACGCCCTTCGTGGTCATATTGCATGATGACATCGGACACATCCGTCTTGTCGAATGCATTTCTGTCAACCACTTCCCAAAGCTGATAGTCACCGTCCGAGTAAAGCAGATACGGTTCGTCAAACGTGGTCGCATAGCCGCGCACCAGTTTTTCACCATCACTTGGCGCAAGCACTTCCGCAAGGTTTCTGTATTCTCGATCATTCTTCTGTGGCATCGTCTAATACCTCAATTTCTTCTGTGTTTTTGTATTCTCCACGGATCGTGCGAATGTCACCGCCTTCAACAGGCGCATAGTTGAACAGTTCACGCGCTTCGTTGATGCTCATCACGCCTCTGTCAAGAAGCTGTTGAGCCATGCTTACCTTTTGTGTAGTGGACATATATTGCAGTCGGTTCGCGCTTACCATGCACCGACTTCCTTGCGCTCGTTCGCGTTCGGAGAACATCGCCATTGTCATTCCATCGGCAAGCTGAATGGCGAACGGTTCAATAAAGCCTTCAAAGAACGCATCCAGTTCGTCAGCTTTCGCCGTGTTCTGCATGATTGCCCTGTTCACGCCGAAGTAATCATGCACATTGTTTTCTATGGCTTCCCTTTGTGCCGCATCCACCGTGTATGCGCTTTGATTGATCTGACGAATATCGTTGTAGTAATTCGGGAACAGGAGCAGACCACCGTCATTCCCTGTTTCCATGTTCGCCTTCACGAAGCGTTCGCGTTCCTTCTTCAAGTCGGAAGTTATGGCGAAGTTATCAAGCCGCGCCATGAACCGATAGGTTACGGAATTCTTCACAGCTTCCTCGATGCCTTGATTCTGAACGTGAATCATCCGCATCGTTTCATCCAATGCCCGATTCGACTCACCGAAGAAATCGTTTTTGTATTGGAACCGTGTCAGCAGAACCGTTTCGGACAACCGCACCGCGCCGACTTTGCCGCTTCCAAACGTGTATTTCACCCAAGGTTCATCCTTGTATTCGACTAACGTGCAATACTGCGGCAGAACAGGTGTATATCCTGTGATCACCATCGAATCATCAAAAATCGGAGTGATGAAGCAGTTGTTACAGTTGTCCAATATGGTGCTAATTCGGTACAGCCATTGCGAATAAGTTTGAAACTTTGACGGAGCCAAGCGCATCTTGGCTTGTAGCTTCGGGTTCGCCGTTCCTTCAAAACTCACTCGCAACTTTGAAATATGCCGCGCCCTTGCGTCAATCGCCGCCCTTACAAGTTCCGATTCGTAGATACAACCATTCCACGATGTGAACACAGGCTGATACGCCGTCAGCGTCTGATAGTAGCCGCTTGAACGGTTTAGAGCATTCTGCGACTCCTTCGCCTTCTTCGGCCTGAAGATATAATCAAACAGTCCCATTCTTTAACCTCTCACCCACTTCTGCGTAGTGTGCTTGCCTTACACAGACCGCATCAAGCAACGCCGCCATTCCGTCAATGCGGAGATGCGGCGAAATCTTGACCAATCTGCATTTCTGTGCTTCCTCATCCGTCTTTAGTGCCGAATTTAACAAATGCGCTTGCAGGAGCGAATTGTCCCCGAAGCGCATCTTTTCATCCTTTATCAGTCCGTCAAGTTCCCGAATGACAGGAGTCAAGTTTGTTCCCTGTCGCACATCGTCCATATGGAAGCCGTACCGTTTCATGTCCTCAACGAAATACTGCGCCGAGTATCGGTCATACCCGACCCACAGCGGCAGGATTTCGTACTTTTCGACCAGTTCGCAGAACCAACGGAAAACATCCTTGTAGTCTACATAGTTTTCGCCGGACAGCGACAGGAAGCCGCGCTCCATCATAATCCTGTATGGTACGCCATCTTCTTCCGTCCCCTTGTCGATCCGCGCTTCCGGCATCCAAAAGTGCGACAGCACATGAAGCAGACCGTTTTTCTCGATCACCACACACGCCGAAGTCAAGTCCGTTGTCTGCGACAAGTCCACGCCGCCGACACAGTACGAATGCGCCAGTTTCTCCGGCGAAAACGCCGCGCTCATGCACTTCTCGATCTGTTGGAATTCAAACCATGCCGCCGAAGAGTTTTGCTTCACGTTGCAGTATTTCGTCATAAATTCCGCTTTCTTGGAAAGTGACGATTCTGCAACCGCGATTTCTTCAAGCAGATAGTCCACCGAGACGGACACGCCAAGATTCGGATTCGACTTTTTCAGTTCGTTGATGTCATTCCATTTGTTCACATCGTCAATGATGTACAGGAACGGAGCGAAGCGTTTCTCTTTCGATGATCCGTTCAGTACCGATGTAGCACGTTTCATCAGTTCGTCATAGACACCATCGTTTTGGTATCCGGCTGTTGAGATGGACAACAGCAACGGCTGTCTCCGCGCACCAAATGACGATTTCAGAACCTCATAGAATTTCAGTCCTGCATCGCCGCGCCATGCGGCAACCTCGTCCGCGATACACAAAGAGATGTTCAGACCGTCCGACTTCTGCGCCGAGTACGCCAACGGTTTCGCCATCGTGTTTGTCGAAGGAAAATACACATCCGTTCGCCGCTTCAGCTTCAGCTTGGACAGTTCTGCATCCTTGTCCATGATCTGATAGAAAGCGTCATAGCACAGACACGCCTGTTCTAACTTCGGAGCGACAAAGTAAATCCTTGCGCCGTATTCTCCATCAAGCACCGCACAATATGCCGCGATAGCCGCCGCAAGCAAAGTTTTACCGTTCTTCCGAGCGATAACAATAAACGCTTCCCGAAACTGCCTTGCACCAGTATCATCCAAAATGCCAAACAGCACCGAAATCAACGCTTTTTGCCATAACTCCAACTTGATCAGATTCGGAGCCAATGCGCCCTCATGGTGTCGGCAGAAATTTTCTATAAAGCCGATTGCCGCCTTTGCCTTTTTCGGAGAAAAGAAAAACGAACCGTTTTCCAGTCCGTTAATGATGTATTGATACCATTTCTTTATCCACGTTCCGACTTCTTCGGAACCGTCCATGATGCGCTGATAATATGCGTAGATTTCATTCATTGTCAGCCATAAACGCCTGTAAACGCGATTCTGCAACGGCCTTTGGAAGCAAAGCAAAGAGCATCTTGGTCACGGTCGCGTAATTCTTGATCAGCGAATTGTACGCCTGTATAGTTGCGCTCTGCTTCATGCCAAGCTGATTGGAACCGTTCTGATAGACATCTGTAACGCCTTCAGAAGCAATCTGCATCTGCATATCATCAAGTGTAACCTTCATAAAGGCCGAATTTTGAATCAAAGGAATCGCCGCCGCAAGCTGATTCGCGTCTATCCCGTCGAGCAAAGCATAAAGTCTGTTATACTCTGCCTTAATCCGTCTATTTGCAAACTTCATGCACACATCTCCATTCAACACCCCATTAAATCACACTTAATCGGTTTTTTTTGAC